GTATGAACTATGGGCTAATATACTAACATACAAGTCTGATAACCTGTAACCTGCAAGTCTAAGCAATACATCAATGTAGGCTTGATGCAACTTGACTCCTTCTTCATATCTACGTGCTACTTTCATTGGTTGGGTTTGTTTTTTTGATAAACAAATATACTATCGTAACAAAAAAAGTCAAGTTAAATGTTAAGTTTAGAACACTGATAACCTAGAATGTTATACGTATTAAGAGGAAATTTAACTTAAGTAGTTATTATTTGTCGTCATTGGTTAGTAAGAATTAGACTAACACTATAGACAAAACTTTATTTAAGTTTATATTTGTATAAACAGATACTACTATGGCAATGGAGAAGATTAAAAAACCGACACTAGACGAAGTATTCGATATGTTTATTCTTGCACTCCAAGACGAAGAGGTTAAGATAGCAGGAGACATAGGAGGATTTAAGATTGCATTGTACCAAGGCTTCAAGGATTTTACTTACAGAAAGAAGTACAACGAAGAAATGCTCTGGGAGTACATAGAGTTAGCACTAGATTCCTTATTAGAAAGTGACGAACCTATGCAACAGACTGATTATATGCATGCTCAAGGGGTAGCAGGACTGTAATTTTTAATTAAAATTTTCACAAAATATTCACATCCCAGATCAATTACACAAAGTCGTATTACTTTTGCTACCGACACCACTTCAAAAGTGTTCGCAGATGAGGATGAAAAATTAGTCTGCTAGAAGTCGGATTGTGAGAGTAGCCCTCTGAGGTGAAATTGGTTTTCTCCGATAGTGTCAAAATGTTCTAGTGAAATATGTAGTACTCTGACTTACGATTAATAGACCGTAGGCAATAAGTGGACAGAACAGAGACTTAGCATTATCCCTCGGAGAAGCTATTTGGGCGTAAAAACAACTACATAATAAACTTTTACAGTAATAGCACTCTGAGAAGAAATTTTCGGAAGGATTAAAACTATGTTCTTTTCTTAACTAAAAAACCAAAAAACCATGAATACAATATTTATTACTATTTTACTTTTAATTCTTTTAGTTTTAGTTTTCCTTGCCTACAAACAAGAACAAAGAGACAAAGCTTACTTTGAAAACTCCTACTTGAAAGAGGATTTCTCGGAGGAAGTAAGCCTTACCCATGTCCAAGAAGAAAAGCCTATTACAGGAGAAACTATTGTAGCAATTGCAGAAGAGATTGTAAATCCTACTGTAGAGACTCCAGTAGAAGCCCCTGTAGAAACCCCTAAAAAGAAAAAGAGCAGACCTCGTAAGAAATCTGCTCCTAAGAAAAAAGAGGATTAATTATTTTTAATTACTTCTTGTAGAGTCTGTAATATTCAAAGTCAGATTCACCACCTGTCTTTTTATACTCTAGCCACTCATCGTAGAGGGCCCCTTTAAACACGAACTTATCTTCTTCGTTTGTGTTTACTACAGAGACTGTGGTATCAAGTCCCACTTCAACCATTCTGATAGCAAATACTTCTACTTTCTCAGAAACGATTTTAAGCTCTTCTGAGGCAATAACTAGTTCTTCCTGAAGCTCTTTCTTCTCTTCTACCTTTTGTTCCACTAGAGCCTCTCCCTGTGCCTTAGCAACGGATGTTACAGCTGATGCAACCTTAAGATTGTTTTCAAGCTTCTTAAGCATCACTTCCAACTCATCTACTGGAGGAGTCTCAACTGCACGCAAAGGCATAGCTAAGTGAATAGCCAAAAAGAAAATAGTAAATACGATTAATAGGTTTTTCATTTATTTAGAATCTTTTCATTGTGTTAATGATACGCAACTCAGTAATAGCTGCAGAGAGTGCACTATCAGACTTCTTAAGTGCAGCTGCCATCCTATCCATCTTAACATCAAGCATCTCAATCTTCTTGTTACTGGCCTCAATCTGACCTACATATCCAGAACGTAGATCGTAGTAGAGGTAAGTAATCCCGGCAAGTGCAATAAATGCTACACCTGCTACGGGATTCTTTTTGAATTGCTCAAAGCTAATAGGTAAAGGGTTTGATGTTACTTTCTTAGCAGTCATGATTATTTAATGTCTTTAGATTCAATCAAAGTATAAGTAAAAGAGTTACCTCCTAAGGAAGCAGCTTTTTTACAGATTGCCATAAATGCATCAAAGTCTGCTGACTTTTTAAAGACTTGGCATCCTTCTGACCAGTTTTCAACATAAGTTGAATCTGCTCCAGCTTTGTGGATATTAATACCGTAAATTCCTTCAGTAATTTTTGTTTCATCGTAGTTTAAATCTTTGTTTGCATCACGGTAAACCTTTACGTTAGCCTTCTGTTTGAGAGCTTCGTATTTACCTTGGTGTAAGTTAATGTGGTGTGAACCTGAATATTGACCAGGTACTAGTCTTGCAACTCCTTGTGCGTTGTGGAATTCTTTAACTCCTTTAGTTCCTGGGTCTGTAGTAGCAGGCCAGATCTTAAACTTCCACTCACCATTCTCTTTATAAGAAATGGTCAAGTGGTCGTCAAATACGTTAGTTACTTTAGTACCAGTAGAAGAGTTACGTACACCAATAATGTTTACGTTAAAATCTCCGTTCTCAAAGTACTTATAACCTTTAGCTTTAACAGCTGCTTGGATTTGTTCTCTAGTATAGCTCATAATAGTTTATAGTTTATGGTTTATAGTAAATAATTCCAGTTAGTCTTGCTTTTGACTTTTCCTTGGCAGTAAGATCTTAACTTGTTGTAACTTATTTCAGTAATCTCTGAAGCAATTCTGAGATTCTCATAAATCTCTCCTGTTTCAGTATTGATTACTTGTTTAGACTTATGATTATCTGCACCAAGTCTTACTGAATGTTTTCTATTCTTAAAAGCTTCAGAGTTCTTTAAAGACTCTTTTATCTTAAGTTTAGTTTCTTCTGTAAGGGTGCTACCTAATCTACTTTGTCTAAGTTTTTCTTTTGTTTCCTCCGAATGATTCTTTCCATAAAAGTGGTTCTTTTCTCCCACTCTTAATTTAGCTACTTCAGATAGATTCTTACGCATAGATTCTGGTAAAGATTTTCCTGTCCAGTATCCAACTTCATGTCTCCAACCTAAAGTACCTTGACCTCCATCAGTCCAATTAACAAGAGTACCTCCACAAGTATCTATTCTGCCATACATACTTATCAGTTCTATTTCTTTAGCACAAGCTTCTTCAAAAGACAAATCATCTAACATAATTTCTACTCTATACCCAGAGTTTTTTACAACATTATGCCAGTGTTGATTTCTACTTTTAGTTTGGTGTGCTCTAGAATAATTAGAATCTGTACCTAATCCAATATAGAAAGGTACATTTTTATCTAACCTGATATGTCTGTAGACATAAGCCATTTTTATTCAGCAGACTCTCCTTCCTTCTTTTTCATAATTTTTTCTGCACTTGTCAAAGAAAGACAACCAAAAGCCAACAAAGCAACCGCATCTACCAACGGAGTAGAAGGAGCAAAGTGAGCTTCAGTAAAAGAGTTAGCGTAGAGGGTAGCGCATAGTGTAATAGTACAAACCAAGCCACATAGACGCTTCATAGAGACAGAGCCCTTCTCATCCTTGAAAAGACCTCCAATAAAACTTACAAATTTCATATAAATATATTTACCTTTTTTTAAATTAACAGAGTTTAGTACTCTGAGAGTTAGCACGTAATCCTCAATCAACCACTTAACTAGCGGAAGAGAGATTAACAGGAGTAAACTCACCATTATTGGTATGTCTGTCAGTAGGTACAATGCAACTTCGGACTTTCATATAATCAGTGAGAAAAGGTTGGTTAGTTTCAAAGATAATTCTTTAAAAAAATAAGTCAAATGATCTAAAACAAAAAACCCCCAGACTTCTCTGAGGGTTCTTTACACTAAAATAACTTACTAATTAATCTAAAAGAATCTTATTAGAGAATCTCTGCGTCTGTAAAGGGAACTACAGGAACCTCACTTACTTCAGGAGCTTCTGAAGGAATGTGTGTGAAGCTCTCCAAGTCGATCTGACCTTTACCGTAAGTTTCTTCGATTGTCTTGAAGAATTCGTTTTGGGCTTTAACCACTTGAGTCAATGCGTCTTTAACCTGAGACTTAACGTTCTCTAAATCAATCAGTTGGATTTCGATCTTACCCAAATCCATGATGATGTTCTGTGTCTGTTGTTGGAAACCTTGGATAGTTTCGATTTCCTGTTCTGTAAGCTTAGTCATAATATTTTGATTGGTTTAGTACAAATATAATACCTTTTGGTTAGATACGACAGATTGTCTTAAAATTACTCTGCAGTAAGTCCCAACTCTGCCAAAGCCCAATCAATCACTACAGAATCGTCATTACCCCAAGTAGCGATTACTTCCTCTTTCATACTCAGATTACCATCTAAGATAGTAGCTCCTGGTTTAGAAACGGGTTCTCCTTCTTCTGGAGTCTCAGTAGTTTCGGTTAGAATCTGCCAATAGAATGTAATAGAAGTTGCATTCATTGGAAAAGTTAAAGCGTTGATTGTGAAGTACTTACCCTCACCTCGTGCGGGTACAGTAACAGTTTGAATTTTTGTTGCCATTATTTTATTTGTTTGTTTATTACATTGCAGTAGAAGTAACTTTTTGCCAAGCAGTTCCATTATAAAAACACAAGGTTTTCAAGTCCGTGTTATAGACGTAGAGTCCTTCTGCAGGAGTACTGATAGCAAGAATCTGAGCAGTAGTCAATCTTGGACCAAGTATTCCCTTAGTAGTAGAGTCTACTTGGACTAAAGCACTTGCATTCTGAGTAGTAACTCCTACTCCAAAAGAACTTACTCGTGCAGTGCCGTTTACGTCAAGTTTATAACCAGCGTCAGTCGTGGTTCCTATTAAGAAGTTACCTGAAGTGTTTATTCTAGCTCTTTCAGTATTTGCTGTACCTAAAATAAAGTCAGTATTTGAAAAAGTACCTACTAGGAAAGACCCTGTTCCTCCTAAGTTAGCAAGCAATGAAGCACTTCTAGCCAAAGAAATACCCATTTGACTTCCTGTAGCCGCTGAACCAAACACTCTATAAACTACGTTATCTACTTGGTCGTTTTGAGCTACCCAAGCTGCTGATGCGTTTGTGCCGTTAGCAGTTACACGAGCAAAGATATTTGCATCAGTAGCATCAACGATATGAAGTCTATCTGTGGGAGAGGTGGTTCCTATTCCGACATTAGTTCCGTTGTCATAAATTAACGAGTTTCCTAAAGTAGTAGTTCCTGTAAACTTAGAAAGATAGTTAGTAGTACCACTTGCGTTACTCGGAGTGTATCCTAAAAGAGTAGAAATAGTAGCACTTCTCCAAAGATTAGCAGTTGTGTCTCTGTAAAGGACTCCGTTATTTACGTATGGAGTTGGAAGTACGTCATGAAGTTCTTCTAACTCATAACCGTTGTCTACTTTAACGAAGATCTTTCCGTTATTTTGATGAGCGTAGACTACATAACCGATTACCACGGTGTGATTAGGGGCAACTGGCTTAACTTTAGTTAAAGCACCAGGAGTTGTAGGACTTAGGAAAAGAACATCTCCGTCTGCCCAAGTCTCTCCTTGAAGAGATCCTGTTGTGTTAATATTATTGACGTTTCCAAAAACAGTAATGAAACCTTCTTGGTTGTTATTAATGTTTTCCGTTACGATTCCTAAAGTCGTGACAGAGTCGGGATCGTTGTTTCCCTGTGCCAAAACTACAGCCAGACGTTGACCTTGAGCACCTCCTTCTGAGGCAATTCTAACTCTTACTACTTTATACTCAGACTCAAGTAAGTTAGCGTTTGTTTTGTTTACAACTCTTACAACGGTTTCTTGTCCTACCTGTAGGGTGACGTTTCCTCCTTTTAATCTTAAGTCAGCAGTTCCGTCTACATCGTTCCAAACAAACCTACCTACTGCCTGAGTTCCAGGAGACAAAGTATTTAATTGGTAGTAAGGAGAAGTAGCTCCACCAATAGTGATTGTATTTGCAGTAGTGTTTCCTACAGTAGTTACTGAATCTAGACTATCCGCACTCGCTGTCAGTAGCTGAGTAGCAACAAAAGATACAAAGTCAGAAACAGGTACAGTCACCGTCTCTAGGGGAGAACTCATTAAAGCCACCAAAGAATCGTTAAGTCCTAGAGTTTTCTTTGGTAGTTGACTGGTTCTTACTACTTCGCCTGATATATTCATTTTATTTTATTTTAAATTATTATTCTTGTTACTCCTGTACTAGGAGTTTACCGTCTTCTGTCATTAACAAAAAGTTCCTAATATACGTGAGGGTAGGGACGTCTGCTCCAATAAAACGAGGCTCAGCTATAGGTCCTTCAAATCTTAAGTTCCCTGCAGGTCTGTTCTCGCCTATTAACTCGGTTGTAAAAGGCACAAAGAGGCCATTGTAGCCCTTTCTAAGAGTCAGATATACCTTGCTACCATTTATGTAGAAATCTCCCTTAATAGGGCTATAAAAATCAAAACTCTGACTCCTTAGTACGCTTACATCGTATCCAGAAATATAAGTCCTCTCAGACCTAGCCTTAAAGATAGCCTCTATTAACTCTGTAGCGTAGCCATTTCCCCAAAAATCAGGATACTGTCTCATTGAGTAGCAAAGATAATCTTATTTAAAAATAAGTAAAGGGACTAAAGAGAAGACCTAATCCCAATTCTTGTTGTACCTCTCCCAGTAGAACTCTGGCATATCACTCACGTATTCTCCGACAAAGTCACATTTAAACTTACTAGAGTTCATTTCTAGGAGAGCTACTGTGATGATGTCGTCATTCTCATAACCCATGTCTAAAAGTCTTTCTTTGATCCAAGTATAATTATTACCAGAGAGAACTGCTGCTTCACACAGAATAATCTTATCGTACTTGTAAGGGATTAAAACACTGCCTCGCTTAAACTCTAACTCGTAACTATCTCTTCCTTCTCCAGGGTAAGGAACATCCAAATGATATAAGTCTAACATCTTCCCTCCCTCTGACAGATGATGAGCTATTTGCATAGTCACATTAGAAGAGTAATCAGGAGAGACATTTATCGCAAGGGTTACATAAGGATCTACTCTAGGAAGTCTTTTCAAAAGTCCTTGTATCAAGCTGTGTTCTTTTAAGTGATCTACATACATACCCCAAAGATAAGTCTAAAACAAATTTTTCCTTTTTTCTAAAAAAATTTTCCAAAATTTTAGACCCTGCCAATTTTTCTAGGGAAAATTTTTCCCAAAATTTTTTAGACCCCCCTATCACTTTATATCTATGCGAGGGTGGGGGACACCAATTTAACATACCCCATCCCAAAATTGGCGAGGGGGGTACCCCCGCTTCCTAATATAAAAAGATATGAAAACGAATTTAGACTTCGACGGTAAATCAATTAATGAAATTGGTTTGGAAATGACTCAAATCTTCCGCTCAAACGGTGAAACAAAAGCTCCTGGCTTCAACATTCTCACAGGTGAGAAAGATGCTGATGGCAAGGAACAGAAAGTGTTTGTTTGGTTGAGTAAGAATTTGAATGCTCAATGGGAAGAGCAACAGTTTAAATCTGTACCAGGTAACTCGGTAATCCTTGAAGTAATCTTCAAGGAAACAGGGCACAAGGCACTTGTGTGCTGTACTCCCCAAGTCCGTCTTAAAATGGCGGATGCAGAAGTGTGGGACTAACCACACTTCTCCCTTCGGGGGGTAAAGAGTTATCTTTAATGTCAAACCTTCTCATCAATTGTCATAGAATTGTCATCAAAATAGGTCAAAACATGTTTTGTTTAACTTTTGTTTGTCTAAACCCGGGAAAATCGGAGACAAATGTCATTTTGTTTAACTTTTTTATGACAATTGGAGGTGGATGTGGGGGTAGAAAAAAAGGGGACAACACCACTTGGAGGTTTATCTGATGGTCAAAAATAGGCTATTTCAATAATCAAAATGCTACAATATATACAATAAGTTAAATTAACGCTAAAATAGACTAAAAATAGTACTAAAACCCCTAATAGAGAACTATAAGGTACTTATCCCTCTTATCTCTTATATAGATTACTTCTTCTATGTATTCTCTCTTCTCTTTTATTACCATCTTCTTTAATCAGAAGATGCTCTATTGAATGCTAAGCGAAATTTTGGCTTGGTAGATAAATTGCTTTAATGCATCATCCTATCTTCACAAGGGATAGCAGTTGTAATTGTCTTGAGTAAGTCCTAAACTTAATCGTCACCTTATAAAAATCTTACGTAAACAATTGTTTACACTATGTAAGTAGGTGTTTAGGATTCTAGTGTTTAATCACAAAAGACTTTACTACTGAATGCAGAGTGGAGTAAACTACAAGGTATGGTTATCCTACTAACACAACTAGAGGACCTTGTAGTTTTTTTAACTTATTTATACCTAAGCGTATAATACCAATCAGTATAAACTAAACAGATATGACACAGACTTTTAACCAAGAGATAGAATCTCTTAAGATCGAGATCGAAGCACTAAGGGTAATCTATACCCGAATTGATCAGTATGCTTTAGAAACCTATGGAAGTAGTATTCTTGAAATTGAAAGCTCTTTAGAGTTTAAAGAAAGATTACTCTCTTCTATTGATAATGAGAATGACTGGTTTAATGATTAACTAAAAAACTAAGAAAACTAATATACCTAATATGAAAAACATAATCTTTTTTGGAAAGTCACTGCTGATGGTAGTGCTTCCTGTTCTCTTTGCTGTAGTAAGCTCTATTGCTATTACTACATTGTTTGCTTTTGTAGGCGCTCTTATTGGCCACAATACTTTTATCAATTGCTTTCAGCATATTTTAGGGGGTGTAACCTTCTTTATGTCTATTGTTACCTTGTTTCTTTGGTTGACTAATCTTGTAATTGATAAGAAATGAAAGAATCAACTAGAGACCGTTTAAGAGCTGTTGCTCTGTTTATTTGTTGGGGATTGTTTTGGATGGCAGTCTATATGATAGCTTTTGAAAAGTGAATATGCTAGAATACTTAACTATTAACTTTACTATTATGGCTATTCAGAGAGATTATTACTTCTTAGATAGGTTAGAGGAGCTTAAGCGAGATAATCGTATAAGCGACTCTTCCTATTGGGAAGAAAGAAAAGAGATAGAAGAATCTCTTGAAGAGCTATGTAAAGACAATCCCTTTAATCAACTTAAAGAAGAACTTAACTTAATTTAACTTAATCTAATCATGAGAGATCAATTCTTAGAAAACTATTACATTGCAAAGTCCTATGGTATGATAGATGATTATCTATGGTATTATAGGTTCTTTCGTAAGCAAGGAGTAAGCAGAACTTTTGCTGCTTATTACTCTGCTAAAGAAATTGGAGTCTAAGCGACTCTATTTGGCCTGTTCGTCTAGTGATTAGGACCCCAAGATTTCATCTTGGTAACAGTGGTTTGAATCCGCTACAGGCTACCAAAACAAACTCTCTTACATAGGACGGATTAGCACCGTTGAAAGACCATCTTCGACTTATGGGATTAGCTACCCAATAAGATACATGCCTCGAAGTGTTATGTGATGGACCCTGCTCTGTAGTGCACTACAACAGGTGAACAGTAAACTATGTTCAGTAAAATCTAAAAGTACGGTGAGCGTACAAGAGAGTTTGTTTTTTAATCTTAACTTAATTAAACTTAAAACTAAACTTAAAACTAAACTAAAATGAAATGGCAAACTTAAAAATTATTTGGACTACTGGTAGTCCTTTCAGTCCAGGTTGCATAAACAAAATTGCTTATGAAACCTCTCCTGGCAAATGGAATGTTTACAGGGAGGGTAGTTGGACTTCTCAAACTACTTATTCAGGTGATAGTTATAGACCAGCTACTGCAGAAGAAATAGCAGAGCATTGGCAAGCACTTCATCCTATGTGGACTCCTGAACCTGGTGACAAAGTTATTGTTACTCAAAGTCTTGGAGTCTGGCATAATAAAAGAGGTACTATTATAGAAAATGACGGTGATGATTATTGGGTTGTAAGACGAGATGATGATGGTCAAACATATAACTTTATGAAAGGAACCCAAATGATCTTAGCTCCTTATGAAGAAACTGCTAAACCTGTTGAGACTCCTAAGTCTACTTCTCCCGAATCTAAGCATGGATTTACTATCGGTGATGTTGTTATTCCTGACTGTGACAATTTTAAGGGTAGGGAATGTATTGTAAGAGCTCTTGGTAGTGCTAGTGTAGGTGTACATTGCCCTTCAGGTGCAGGACTTGGTGGACACACTCTAGATGGACACTGTCCAGATCATACAGGACGATGGTATCTCCCATCACAACTTAAACTGGTTTCTAAAGAAAAAGAGCCTGCTAAACCTTTTGAATCTATTAAGTCTATGTTTGGATTTACTGTAGGTGACATTGTTATTCCTGAGTGTTCTCCTTTCTTTGGAGAAAAGTGTATTGTTAAGGGTTTTAATGTTGCTAGTGAAAGTGTAGGCGTTTATTGTCCTTCAGCTCCAGCTAGTGAAGCTGGACATAATCTAGAAGGTAGACTTGAGTCTGGTCAAAAAGGATGGTGGCACAATAAGAACAGGCTTAAACTTGCTTCTAAAGAAGAACCTGAGACTGTATCTAAGTCTAGTACTCCTAGTACTCCTTCTATTCCTCTTCCTAAAGAAGGTTATGTAACTATTAGATTCTTTACAGAAGAAGAATTTAGATCTAAAGGTCTCTGGAGTGTATTTGAAGGCCAAGGATATCCTAAAGGATGGAACATAAATGGTGAGATGAATAAGTACTTAGGTACTTATCTTCAGACTCGTGAACCTGGTTTTACATCTGATAAAAGTCTTGGTTATGGAGGCTGGACTTTTAAAGACACTGACTATGAAGTAATCCATGAGGGTGTAGAAACTAAGCCAGAACCTAAAGAACCAGAAATGAAACCTCAAAAATTTAAAGTAGGAGATCAAGTTACTTACAAGTCTAAATCATCTTGTGATGGTTACAAGTATGGTGGAGACGACCATGATGGTTATGTAGGAACTATTACAAGTTACGGAGTTTATAGACCTGAGTATGACTGTTACGGAATATATGTAACTTGCAAAGAAGGTGGTAATTATTCTATGCTTGAATCTGAATTCTATGAATATGATGGGTTATATTTAGGAGCTGTTACATTAGGAACCTCTGCAGGAAGTGATCTTCGTATAATATCAGCTGGAACTGCTAATACTACTTTTCTAGGTACTGTTGGACTACAGATTGTCCAGACTGTTCCTAAGCCAAAAGATGACTTAGCGAAGTATGACCAGGCTCCTGTAACTTTGCACAAAAAACCAAAAACAAAACTTATTACCGTAAACACTTATTAATTAAACAAACAAACAAAAAAACCTAAATATTATGTCTAAAGTATCAAATTTCATCAAAGAAGTAACAGCCCGTTTGAAGGGTGACGAAGCAGGTGTTGTAGCTGCAAAAGTAGAACGTAAAGCACTTAGTGCTATTAACGGTCAATTGGCTGCCTTGAAGGCAAAGCTAGTTGATGATGAAACAGCTGTAGAAGATGCTCAAGAAGCATTTAACGTAGCTGTATTTCCTACTACTGTGTTTACAGACAACCGTTCTTATGTAAGCGGTATCCAACGTGCTCAAGAAGTATTGGATGCTAAAGAAGCTGAATTGGAGTCAACCAAAGAAAGCATCGCTTACTTCGAAGCTTTGTTAACTAACAACTTTTAATTACTTCTAATTAAACAGGGGAGAGAAATCTCCCCTTTATTTTTTCCTTATGAAAAGACTGTTCTTAATCTTAATCTTAAGTGGCTTCATTAATCTAAAAGCCCAATTGTTTCCTATTAGAAGCTCTGAAAAGTGCATGCAAGGAACTTTACCCTTAACTTATAAGGATACTCTGTTTATAGAGGATCTAATAGGCGAAGGTAAGCACCCGTCACCAGTTGTTCTTGATTGCTTTGTAATCAAGTTCTCTGACTGGAACTATATTATTTCTTATAAACTTACTGATTGTGAGAAAGCCTATGTCATTAAAGACGGATATATAGGACCTATCTACATCTATAGAGGAGATAAAGTAGAAATATTAACCGATAACTAAATTAAAACTAAAAATAAAACAAAAATTATGACTTACGACGATTTTAAATCAACTAATCTTGCTTTTGCTAGCAAAGCTTTCCGTAACGCTGGTATCAAAGCACCTATTACTGTTATGTTCGAGTGTTTCACTCCTGCTAACATGTCTGTTCACCAACGCATGGTAAGCCGTGGTCTTGGTGGTAACTTGACTAACCGTATGACTGCTCTCTTAAACTTTACAGAAGATAATTTCAACAGCGACTTTGGACAATTCGGATTCAACGCTGATGATATCTCTGGTGGTTATTCTGATGCAGTAGAAGTAAACGTAAGCACTTCTCAATTGTATGGTGAAGACTTAATCCTTCGCAGAGTAGATACTACTGACGAAGGTATTGTAAAGAATGCTGATGGTTCTATTAAGCCTCAGTGGTCTGTTAAAACTGTTAACGGACAAGAATTGACCTTTGATGGTGCTCTTATCTACACTACTGTAGAATTTGCTGAGCCAGGTATGTCTAACGCTACTATTAAGCAAGATCAAAACTTGTCTCGTAGCATTACTAGCATGTCTACTGGTGCTTCTATCGGAGACATCAAAGAAAATAAAGTAAAAGCTCCTGCAGTAGAAGCAGCATTTTAAGTTATTTTAAGTAATTTAAACTAAAATATGATAGAACAAGAAATGGCAGAAATGCCTGCACCACAGGGATTGACTGAACCCTGTATGGAACAACCAAAGGAAAAAGAATGGAGACCCTCTAAACAAGAATGTCTTAGACAATACGACATCAGCATTAAATTTCTAAGCAGAGGTTGTGTTGTTAAAGTAGGATGTAAAGAAATTCCTTTTGAGGATGTATCAGATGCAATGGCTCAAATTAATGAGTATGTAGCAGGTGATACATACGAAGTTCAAAAGAAATGGGGTAAAATCTTAGATTAATTTATTATATTTGCATTGAACCCCTCTTGGGATAGTATTCCTTGATCGAAAGTTCCCACCTGCATACCGTTAAGGAGCTACGCTCTAAGATCTGCTCGTGGGACTTTTTCATAGTCAGGTGTCGGAATTGGTAAACGTGCTGTAAGTACCTCAAAAGAAACGTATAGAATGAGGGAACTCGGTGGACAAACTACAAACGTGAGTAGTTGGAGATTATTTCTTTAAATCCTTACAGGTTCGAGTCCTGCCCTGACTACTAAAAATATAAATATGAAAGAAAATAATTTAGTAATGTTACGTCTCGAAACAGATTATGGGTATTCTAATACTTGGTGGAGGGTAAAATTTATTGATAATGATGGTACTTTCATTGGAGAGCTAGAAAGGTGTCATTGGCTTGAATTTACTGAGTATAAGAAAGGTGAACATGTTAGATTTGATATAGATGAAATAAAACGTGTCTATAAAGAAAACGAACAATTTTGCTATGGTGATAATATTACTATATGCGAATGTAAAGGTTTTTGTAGAGAAAAATAGCAAAAGAAATATATGAAAACTAAAGAACAAATTTTAGAAAAGATAAAAAGTTTAGAATCTAACCTAGATTCAATACATGAGGAAAGAGAAGAATTAAAGAATAAGTATGGAGGCATTGGGGAAGAACAAAATGAAGATATGCTAACAGACATCACAATTACTTCATATCAAATTAAAATGCTTGAATGGGTTTTATCTAAATAAGCAAAAAATAGTCAGGTGGCGAAATTGGTAAACGCAGTGTATGGGTCGCAACCATTGGGATTACTTGTTCCAACAGACAAATAAGTTGTGCAGGTTCGAATCCTGTCTTGACTACGAAACCCAAGAGCATTTTACATGAACACTGGTTGACAGCTTGGAAAGACAAGCAACATAGTCAAGTATCTTAATTGGTAAAGGTCCCGACAGTATGTTGGGGGGATTGCGAGTTCGAATCTCGTCTTGGCTACAAATGGGTTATATTAACGCCTTCCGTGAAATACGGAACCACTTGCAGAAACCTATTTATAGGCTAAAACAGAAACGTGACAGAAAAGTTAATTGACAGCTAGGAATAGTACTAGCAAATCTCGGAGTACCGAAGGGGTTTAACGGGGGTGTGAACTAAGTCTATACGGATGGGATTGTAAATGCTAATAGCAATCTCCTAGCTCATGACGAAAATCACCTTGTGCCTAACAGCTAGACGTAATGGCATTTCACAGGTTCGAATCCTGTCTCCGAGACAAAAGAAAAGTAGTGAAGCTGTAATTGAGAGGTAGAGTGTTTTAAATACCGAAAAAGGGTTAGTAGTAGGTAGGCGTCACTTATTGCACTCAATCAGTAACCCTGAAAGACCCAAAGCTTTTCTTTATTAGTCAAGATAGGTTAGCGCTTATCTTGACTACCAGAAACTAACGAACGTTAGTTATTTTAAATATTGCCGATCTTACACTACAGTTTTGCTCAATTCTGTACAAAGGCAAGTCCATATCATATTAGGGTAAAAAGGGGAGAGTGTAAGCTCCCCTTTTTTATTTATCCTATCTAATCAGAACCTAAATAAACCCTTAATAATATGCGAAAAAGAATCACTAAGTCTACTATGGTAGTAGAAAAGGTTTACTCTGTTAAGCCTGCAGAAGAAATGTTTACCTCATTTAAGTTAAAAGGTAGACAATGGTCTAATCTAGACAAACTAGAGAAGATTCAAGAAAGAGAAATCAGAAGAATGTTCAAGTACCTCACAGTTAAAACTATGATGGATGAAAAGACCTACTTAAGGTCTTTAAGAGAACGCTCTACTATTGATCAAACTGTTACTTTCGTTAAAGAAGTAGCTGTACCTCAAGACTACGAAGTAGTACAAGACATTGTTCTTGGTGCTATGAAAGTAGGTAAAAACTATCTTAAGACTTTCATCGAAGAAGCAGAAGTAGTAAAAGTTATTGATTGGAAAGACGAAATTTAATCTATGGCATTTTTACATTCAGAGTACGATGTGAAGGAAGAGATTAGAAAGATTGTTAAAGAACATTATCAAGGGGGAGATATATTGTCTCTCCCTGCTGATAATTTTTTATTCGAACAGAAGTTTCCTTTTGCTAAGATTACTTGTTGTGAGAAAGATCCACTTACTTATGTAGAAGGACTTAAGCGAAGACCCTCTAATGTGACCTATCTTAATCAAGATATCTTCACAGTTAAGGGAAAGTTTGGCTTAGTCTGGTTTGACTTATGTGGAGCCTTCCAAGTATCTCTTATTAACACTCTTATCTCTTACTTTCAACAATCACAATCAAAAGTTATTTGTCTTACTATTCTTGCTAAAAGAGAAGGTATAGACAAAGTATTACAGCTTTATGGAGCTAAAGATCTAGAGGATTTTAGAGTTAACACATTTCCTGAGTTAATATCTTCTTTCTCTGATTACAGACTATCTGTTATCTGCAGATATCAAAGTCCTAATAGCTCTCCTATGCTACTTTATGTATTTAAACTAAAAACTAAAAAAAACTAATTAAAAACCCCTAAACAAAAATGACGACACAAAATCAAGAAGGAATTAACCTTCACCCCCTTATTAAACTAGTTGTTCCTAAAGCAACTTTTTATTCTATTGTGGACAAAGTAAAGAACGAAAAAACTCCGAGTAAGAAATTAGCTGACGAGTTTAATTATTCTTTAGTAGCTATTAATTGTATCCGTAGTAAAGCAATCTCTATGGGCTTACTAGAAAGACCAGTAGGTGTTGTAAGAATGATGGAAACACTACAAAAGAAAAGAGAAGTAGGTCTAACTCGTACTAGAAAATCTACAAAACTTACAAAACCTACAAAACTTACAAAAGAAGTTAATAGAGACATTAAAATTACCACTCCTTTAGAAAAAGAGCCTTTGTCTAGCTCTAAGTTTGTAAACATTAAGTTTGGTGAAATAGAAGTTGTAGTACAGAAGTCTGCTAACATCATCATCACTAAGGACAAAATCGTAATTAACTAATCAACTAATTAAACCTAAAAATATGAGCATTTCATTAAAAAAAGAAGCCCCTGTAAGAGCATTTGTTGGCAGAGGTCGTCCAAGAAAATCTATTGTAATCAATAGAAAGTTGTCTGTTAACCAAGAAGACTACAAATTAGCTATTACTTTGATGTCTACAGGCAAAAGCTTAACCAAGATTGAGAAAGCTACTTCTATGAATCTTAAGGCTCTTAGAGCTATTCGTAAGTATGCTATCGAAAACAATCTAGTTGCTAAAAAGAAATCAGTTGTAGAAGCTAATCTTAAGCGTCACTCAAAGGTTGCTGTTAGTACAGTTACAACAGTTACTCCAGTTGTTTCTGAGGTAGAAACTTTAGTTACCTTGGAGGAGAACAAACCAGTTCTTATGACCGAAAGAACCCTTACCATTGACTTTAAGGGTATTATCATGCAAGTTCAAATCTCTTCTGTAGAAGTACAGGGAGACAGTATCATTGTTCGTTAAGAACACCAATCTAGGGTAGGAGAGATACCTGCCCTAGATTCTAATTGGCATAGTTGTTGCCTTAATTTATGTTTAACCTTTAATATTAAAGAATTATGTATTACAAACAAAATCAAGACCTTAGCTTCTCAAAAGCTACCAATTTTAAGAAATTATTCTATGTATCATTAACTATTAATGTTATCTTTGTATCACTTTTACTTATGGCTTTCACCAAAAAAGAACCTGTCGTGACTAAGACTAAAATCATCAAAGAAATAGTTACAGAGAAAGATGTTGTTCTTAATGATTCAGGAATTACAGCAGAATTAACTAAGCAAGGAGTAATCCTAGCTGCTGTTGCTTGCTTACAATCTAGAATCGAAAGCAATCATGGTAAATCTAACGTAGGTATCCAAGCAAAGAACTTGTTTGGTATTACCTTCCACAAGTGTAAGCATGTAGCAGGTAAGTTTGGAGTTTATGCTCGTTATGACAGTTACCGAGACAATATCAAATGCTATGCGCATGTTCAGGCTAGGTATCTTAAAAATATAGATGGAATCTATGCTTCCGACCCCCTATATGTAAGCAAATTAAAGAGTTATAAGTAATTACAAATGATAACAAGAGACAGTGTACAACAAGCAGCCCTTAGAGAGGCTTTAATGTTTAAGAGAAGTGGTTTACAGTTAGCAACAGGTGCAGGTAAGACTAAAATTGGTTTAGATTATATTAACTGTCTAGACAAAGAAGCAAAAGTTTTAGTTGTTGCACCTAAGGTAGATATATTTAAGTCGTGGATTGATGACGCTAGTAAGTTTGGGTTTCCTCAACTACTAGATAGAATTACATTCTCGACCTATCTATCTCTCACTAAACACAATCCTGAAGAGTATGATATTCTTATCTTAGATGAGGCTCACTCTCTTAAGGGAACTACTTTGCCTTTCCTCATTAATTACAGAGGAAGAATCTTAGGCTTAACAGGTACTCCTCCTAAGTATTTGACTTCAGAGAAAGGTCAACTCATGCTAGAGTATTACCCAATTAAGTACGTATTCAAGACAGACAAAGCTGTAGAGAACGAGATTCTTAATGATTATCACATCTTCGTCCACTATTTAGACTTAAACAGAGATAAAACAATTAAGACTAAGCAAGGATGGATGACCAGTGAGAGAGCACAATATGATTGGATTACTCGTGAGTTAGAACAAGCAAACTCTAGTAGTTATATGTTCAAGACTATTCAACGAATCAATTTCCTAAAACAGTTTGAGACTAAGGAACATTACGCTAAGAAACTTCTTGACGAGATTAGCCAAGAAGAAAAAGTATTAATCTTTGCAAACACCATAGATCAAGCTGAAAGACTGTGTAAGGACTCTCACCACTCTAAGAACAAGAATAGTCCCTTAGAAGCGTTTAAAACAGGTGAAATCACTCAACTATCATGTGTAGAACAGTTAAGCGAAGGTATTAACATCCCTAATCTTAAAAATATCATCATTCTACACTCTTATTCTGGTGGTTCTCCTAAGTCGTCTCAAAAAATTGGAAGAGCGTTACGCTTAGCAGTTGACCAAACAGCTATTATTCATATTCTTTGTTACCGTAACACAGCAGATGAAAAATGGGTAACAGATAATCTTAAGAACTTTAACTCAGAAAAAATCACACATTTAACTTAAACCTAATTAAACCTAATTAAACCTAATCAATATGACAAACAAAGAAAAATCATGCCAACAGCTCATTTGCGAGCTGGACATTTTAATTGAACAGGACTTTCAGAAAGCTAAACAAGACCTAGAAGACTTTAAGAACAGTCCTAATGTGTTTAATTTATTTGAAATAAATGAAAACACAGACGATGTAGACTGCCAAATATCTAGTATATTTGCTGATGATGAAGTTAGATCAATTGACCATGAGTAAGTTAAAGTGCCTACAAGGTAAGATGACTCCTGCATTCATTGACCATTGTAACGAAAGAGGTATAGACTTAATTAAGTGGTACAGATGGCAGCTTCATCTTATTTGGGAACAAAGAAAAATCAGTAGAAAATATACTAATCTAAATTAATCATGTACAGAGTTAACTACCAATTTGACAAACACAATGTGTCTATCTTAATGTTATGTATGAAAGTCGGAGATTCTTGGAAACAGATAAATGATTCTCATTTAGAAACCAAGATTAACGATAAGATTAAGCATGTCGCTAACAGCTACGAAGCAGAAAAAGGTGGCTTCGGAGAAATGCACTTAACAGAAGGCTTAACCTTTATCACAGGTACAATAGACTTAGCTAAATAAGACATGGAAAACATATTTATAGGTCTTTGTATCTTATTCAGTGTGTCTGCTATCTCTATGGCTATTTTATTTCTTATGTTTAGGGGAAATATTAACAACATGCCTAAGGGAGATATTGTTTATGATCACATTGAAGAAGAGTTGCCTAAGAAAGTAGTTAAGCGAAAAAAGTCAACTACTAACCCCAAACGTAAGTATAAGAAAGATGAAAAAGGTCCTGTGGCTTGATGATCTAAGAGATCCTAGTCAAGGTCAATTCAAAATCTGGCTTAACTTAGCTTTTGGAGAACACTTAGATGTTACCTGGGTTAAGAGTTATGATGAGTTCGTAAGATACTTTAAGCACAACGAAATGCCTTACGCTATCTCGTTCGATCACGATATTAGTAGCTTTGAGCTAACAGATCATCCAGAGCTAAACGAGAAAACAGGCTTAGATTGTGCTAAGTGGATAGTAGACTACTGTATGAACAATGCAGTCAGACTACCAAAGTACTTTGTACACTCCGCTAACCCTGTAGGTAGAGAAAACATACAGAGTTACTTAGACAACTACTTAAAATTTACAGACTTTACAGAGCCCTCTTAATCGAGGGCTTTTTTATTAAACTAAATTTATAATTAAAAAGACATGAATAACATTGATTCAAATAAATACTTAGTAGAAGACGAAGAAGCAAATAAAATTTTCATGAAAGCAGTTCTTGACTCATGGGACGATATAGTGGATATGTCTCCTAGTTACTTTGAGAAAGAAGACTTAATGACCTTTGTAGAAAAGTTTAAAGATACGGAACTTGTAAAGTACAAAGATCGAATTGAACACATGCTAGACCTACCAGGTAGACAAAGTAGAGCTGCCTTTGAAAAACTTTACGATGACATCATGGATTTTATTTATGGTGACGAAGAAGAAGAAGACGAGTAAAAATGAGAACTAAATTTGAAATAAAAGACAATAGACCTGTTAAGGAGAAAGTAACCTTTTTCTTAGCAGGCTTACTGTTTTGGAGAGGACGTAAAAAAGGTATGGTTAATACTATGCATATAGGCTGGAGAGAAATTAAGCCTATATTCTTCCCTAAGGGTTTCTATGATAAGTATTCTTACTTAGGTTCTATTCCTTACAGTGAAGACGGAGATTGTTTTAAGGCTATTTACCCGTTGATTTTAGCTATGGACTATGAAGCTAAGCCTAAATGGTGCCCCAGATGGTTTCTACGTTTCTTACACTTGTTTGGTTGTGATAACTCTATTGTAAGAGTAAGAAATAGAAGACTACACAACTTATTTAGAAACTTAACCAAAGGAATTCTATTCTGGGACTATAAGACTAAATGGAGTAGTTATGACTTAAGGATTAGTATTTCAGCACCTAAACACTTACAAGATCTAGCTGATGATATAGAAAGCGGGTTTTACAGTAGGGGTAGGCAAGAAGAACTAGTAGCTCAGATTAAAAGACTAAACCCTAACTCAAACATTATCTGGGGTAGTATTGATCGCTTAGAAAAACAACTAGAAGAACTAGAAGCTGAAAAAGAAAAAAGAGATAAGCAATTAGATTCTCTTGTTCAACAAGCTAATGATAAACTTAGAGGATAACAAACAACTAAAAAGATGAAACAAACTAGCAAAGAGTGGTTAGAAGATATAGAAACAACTATCGCTCAACCAAAGCCAAAAAAGGTAGTAGGATGGTATTGCTTATCAACTAAAGTTATGGTAAATACTATTGCATTTGCTACACATAGTAAGCCTAACTTTGTTAAGAGATTCTTTATGAGAACCTTATTAGATTTTTATTGGGTTAAAGACACAAGCAATGACAAACAATAAACAAATAACGGCAGTGGAGCAACTATTTGTAAAAATGCTCGATATTCAAGAATCATGCAATCAATTAACTTTTGATGAATATTCAGTATTACTAAACAAGTATCATGAAATCGAAAAGAATCAAGCAATTAATTTTGCTTTAGATTGTCATGGAATGACCACAGACCAAATAGAAGAACACTACATTAAAACATACGGACTATACTTATGACAAACAATAAACAACAAACGGCAGTGGACGCTGCAGAACTGGCTTTAAAACTTTATCCATTTAGTAGTGATTCGGTAAGAAATGCCTTTATAACTGGATATAACAAAGCAAAAGAAATGGAGTGCGTATTACTTTGTGCGAAGGAACAAAGGTCTATCGAACTACCAAGTGATGAGGAGATATGTGAAGAGGCTGATAGTTTGTTTGGACCCGACCCACAAGATTTTGCATTTTATCGTGGTGCAAAATTTGTAATTGATAAAATACAAGGAGGTAACAATGAGCAACAATAAACAAAGTATCCCAAAGCAAGGGTACTATTTTTGCACCTTAATCACTGGTGAATTTTTTTCACTCTATTATGATGGAAAAAATTTTCATAGTCAAGAAAGAACTTACAAACAAGAAGAAGTAAAAACATTTAATAAAATAATTTATGAACAATAAACAAAGTAGCGTTGAGTGGTTATTATCCTTTATTGAACCATCACTAACGCAAGAGCAAAAGCATTTTTTTTCAATGGTTATTGAACAAGCCAAAGAAATGAACAAAAAACAAGCACAAGAGTATGCAGCATTCTGTGTAGCATGTGATAGAAAAAAATTGCCTTTACTAGAGTTTGATGGTTGGATTAAATTAGAAGAAAGTAAGCAATGATAGAAGATATTATTAACCCAACACCAGCTAGGCAGCTGATTAATGACTTTTATTATCAGTTGCCTAACAATGGGTCCTTAAAGAAGGACTACTAAGCTGTGAGAGAAGGTACAATGAAGCGATTACTTGTGCTTTAATATGTGTTAAACAAATAATTGAAAATTATGAGTTTGATTCAATTCATGATTTAAAGAATACTAGAGTAATGGATAATATAAACTATTGGGATAAAGTGAAAGACGAATTAATACAAATACAAAATGATCAAATGGAAATACAAACCGGCAGGTAACTGTCCCGTACAAGCAGAAGGCTGGTTCTTAAAACATTATTTTTACTTTAGGGCTAGAGGTCAGTGGGCCACTATTGAATTCAGTGAGAGTGAAGATCACCATGATAGAGATGAAGTCTACAAAATGTACATACTAACTAAGACAGACGAGTATATGGCTGGTTGGCTACCTAAGTGGATATGCCGATTGCTGATCTACAAAGGATGTCTTAAGTTCTTATTGTTTAAACTAATTAAAAACTAAATTATGACACTAAAAGAATGGCTTAAAGATGTTTACTATGACCAATGGGGTCAATACCTATGGAGTAGACAAGACGAAGAAGGAGGCTCTCAGATGGTAGGGGAGATTAGAGGATGGGGTGCTTTACAGAATGAGTTTGAAACAGATATAGAAGCTGGAGTATTTCAGGATGAGGTAGGCAAGTTTATTGCTGCAGCCATCAATGAGAAAGTACAAAGAGATTTTGGAGGTGAACAATGAGTAAAATAGAACAAGTTAAAATAGACTTAAATCTAGATGAGATTTTTAGATACAAGTTAGTCAGAGAAAGAGATGGCTTATCTAACGTAGGTCACAAAGCTGGATGGATTGAATGGAACGAAGATGGCACTTTTAAAGAACTGCATGATGAAGCTGCAGTAGGTAGGTCGCTTATCCTAGATCCTCAAAGAATATCTTATACCTGGATGACCACTACTGTTACAGAGATCTTGGAACAGAAAGAAAACTATATTAAGTTTGCAACAACAAACAGTTTATATACATTATGGCAAAACGATTAACAAGAGAACAGAAACGAGAAAAAGCAGTGGTTGACATCATCAATCAAATGTTTATTATCGCAGGTCACGATGTCACATATGATGACATCAAAGACCGTAAAGACAACTGGTACATAGAGTGGACTATGACTGTTGAACAAAGTGATGAATGGAGAGCTTGGGGAGTAAATTATCTAATGAAACTTTTTAAAGTAAACAAGAAGTTTGCTGAAACGGAAATGGCATGGATGAATCTAATGTGGGGACTTAAATACTCAAATCTTAACCCATGAACAGCATAGACACACAATACCAGATTCTACTTCAATCTATCTTAGATTACGGAACTTATAAATCGGACAGAACAGGAACGGGTACTAAGTCAATATTTGGCTACACCATTAGACACAGAATGAGTGATGGATTTCCGATCCTAACTACCAAAAAAGTTTCTTTTAAGAATATTATTGTAGAGCTTCTTTGGTTTTTAAGAGGCGACACTAACATTAAGTATCTATTAGATAACGGATGTAATATCTGGACAGGAGACGCCTATAAATCTTATCGTGAAGCTAGACCAGACGATAACCATGCTTACACTATAGAAGAGTTTGTAGAACAAATCAAGACTAATCCTGACTTTGCTGCTAGATACGGTGAGTTAGGTCCTATCTACGGTTTTCAATGGCGTAGATGGCCCTCAACAGACTTAGCAGGAGGTTCAATTGATCAGATTAAAAGTCTAATCTACAATCTTAAGCACAATCCAGACTCTAGAAGATTAATGGTTAGTGCCTGGAATATAGATGCTCTTGAAGATATGGTACTTCCTCCTTGCCACTACTCATTTCAAATCTACACAAGAAAATTAGACCTAGAAGAACGTAGGCAATTAGTTACTCCTGAAATGCATAGACAGATTTATAATGCTGGAGACTCAAGCACTTTATCCCACTCTGAGATTGATAAATGGAATGTTCCAACTAGAGCTATTTCTTTAATGTGGAATCAAAGAAGCGCAGACGTTTTTTTAGGAATTCCTTATAACATAGCAAGTTATGCTTTACTATTAGAGATCCTTGCTAAGGAGGTAAATATGATTCCTGATGAATTAATCGGTAACTTAGGCGATACTCATCTTTACTTAAATCATATCGAACAAGCTAAAGAACAGATGGAAAGAGATTCTTACGAGTTGCCTACATTAAAGCATTTAAAAGAAGATAGTTTCTACGAGTCACTATCAAAAGATCAATCACTCTATTTACATTTAGAGAGTAGTGATTTTATTCTAGAAAACTATAGGTCTCATCCAGCAATCAAAGCACCCTTAAGCAATTAATTATGTGGAAGCCTATTCCAGGATTCGAAGAATACTATCATGTAAATGAATACGGAGAGATTAAAAGCTTAGAAAGATCTTACAGTCAACCTAGATTCGGTAGACTAGAAGCTAGAGTTAAGAAAGAAAAGATCTTAAAAGGCTTTATTAATCGTGATGGACTTACAGGAGTTATCTTATCTGTAGGTTCTGTTAAGAAGCGAGTGTTTAGGCAAACTTTGGTAGCCAAACTTTTCTTAGATGGACCTGAAGGTGAGTGTGTAATACACTTAGACGGAGATAAACTTAACAATCATTACACCAATCTTAAGTGGGGTACCAGAGTAGAGAACATCATGCATTTAAATGCAATCAAGGCTTCTAGTTGGCACATACATGTAGTAAGTCTAAAGACAGGTACTTACTATAAAAGTGTAGCAGAAGCATGTAGAGCAGAAAACATTTGCTATGATGGAGCTGTAGCTGGACTTAAACTACCTAGATCTAAGTATAAAAAGTTACTAAAGATGGTATGACATGGACGAACTAAAACTAGATCTAAAAGGATTCACACCTAAACAATACGCTGCACTCATACTTAGAGATGAACTTAAATTAAGTGGTAGTAAGGCAGGCATTAAGTTGGGTATGGATCACTATGCCTTCTGGTCTCTTTACAAGAGGGCTAAAGTAAAAGAAAAACTAAAACAATATACTTATGATAACCCACGTATGTGAAAAGAAACCTGAGTACTTTGAGTTTATCTCTAGTCACTTCGGAGTAACGTTCACAGAGAAATCATTTATGGACCCTACATTAAAAGTACATGCTCTACACGAAGGAAAAGAAATAGTAGCAGTACTTTTAATTAAAAAGAAAAAAGATAACCAGTATAGAATCACTTTTATACGAGTATCTGAAGAGTTTCAAGGTAAGCGTTATGGTCATGCAATACTTAGTATAGCTTTACATGATGCTTATAACGAGAATAAAGGCCCTATAAAGGCATTTACAAGGGTTAAAGCACAAAACATACAATCTCTTAACTTCTTTCAAGCAGAAGGCTTTAAAATAGATAAATTCGAATGCCTGCATGACACCATGTTAAAAGATGGAAACATTGTTACAGAGCTAAAACCCGCTTACATTTTAAACAAAGACTATGATGACAACAGAATCTAAAATTTTAAGAATTCTATTAAATAGAATTAAAACACCAGATGGTACTATCTTAACTTCTTACAATAGACATAACTACGTAGAGTATAAAGACTCCATAACCAAAGAGGTTCTTATGGTAGACGGAGGTACTGACTATTTAAGAAGAAACATAGGTACTTACGAAGAGTTAAGCGTTTATGACGATGGCTCTCACTTGACTAGAAGATCAGCTGTACACTGGGGAACCAGAGGTAAAGATGGTAAACAACCCTTAGTTTACAAACTTCTTAAAGACTTAGATTCAGATCATATTGAAGCCATCCTAAAGACACAACACCAACTTTCTGAGTTTTACAAAGAAGTTTTTAAGAATGAGTTGAAATATAGATTTGACGAACAAGCAGAAAAACTTTAACTTTGTTAACCTTATGACTCCCAAACAACAAGCAGAAGCTATGGAAAAAGAAATCCTAATGGGATTAGGTTTCCAAATGAACGGTCACGCTTACAGGCAAATTGCAAATTACACAATTGACAAGATTATAGCAGAATACACAGATATGGACAACTACGTTAAAGATCGTTCTATGCATAATGCTATATTGTTTTGGAAAGACGTTAGAAAGGAAATAAACAAAAATGAAAGAAGCCTGTAAAGAAATAGGAAGAAAATTGAAGAACACTAGGTGTATGAATACCAACGAGTTCTTCGCATACTCTCTTCTCTTTGTCTCCCTCTTCTCTATTGTAGCAGGGCTAATAATAAACTTATTAGCTATCTTTGCAGAATGAGTTCTAACTACACATTAAGCGAGAATGGTACGGTGATAGAATATCACCTGATTGTAAAGACAATGAAGAAGAATGAAGACTACAAATTCTACTCAGAAAGAGAACGAGACAAAGCTTTTAAGAAAGCACTAGAAGAGAAAAACCTACTACTAGCACATCGTTACACAAAAGATAGCGAACAAACACCAGAACAAATTTAACTTAAATCTAAATTAAAGTAATAAAGCACCTCTAGGGGTGCTTTTTTCATTTAAACCCATTTAAAACCAACTAACCTAAAATAATATGCCAGAAGAATTAGAATCAGCAGGCCTAATTGCAGGCCAACAACTTCAGATCTTTGATGATCCATTTTCTACGGAGTTTATGCAAGAAGCAGAAAGAACTATCGAAGTATCTGCTATTCATGCTCCTAAAGTAAAACGTGCACGTAAAGTCTTAACAGACAAGTTTGTAATGCACAAAGATCTAAAGAAACGCTTACTTAAACTTAAGTCTACTGATGTCCCCCAAATTGTAAAGGACATGGTAGATGACTTATTATCGCTTAAAAGAGTTCCAGAAGACTCTAAGTATTGTAATTATCTTGGTTTATCACAAGCAGACTACAGCAAACTTTCTTATCTAGACGAAGACCGTAAAAATAGATTAGAAGGTGAAGAAACAAGAATGCAGATGATTAGACCTGGTACTGTTTTAGTATTACACATAGGTAAAACAAGATTATACGGAGACTCAGAGGCTATTTACACTAAAAGACTTACTCTTACTGCTCGTCACTTAAATAACTTAGTTTACCCTATTAAAGAATTCTACGAAAGGAAAGGTTCTTTTACTGCTCATCGTTACACCAGTCACAGTAATGGATTAGATGAGGGAGTTTCTTATACTTACAATGTACCTAGACTGGAACAAGACTCAGAACCTCTTGTTATTAGAAACAGTGTAATGTATGGTGTTCATGGTTTCTTTATTGACCAAGCAGGTCTTACAATAACTCAAGGTCATCCTCTTATAATAGGTGTAGAGTTTGAAAATACTGAAGTAGTATTACCTGAAGTATGGAACTATAAGAAGCGTTATCATACTTCTGTAGGTAAACTTATTCGTAGACTATTTAAAGAAAAGTATTCAGATCGAGACATTACTACGTTCTCTGAATCTTATGCTTCGCTTATCACAATCTCTAATCCCCTATATGATTTTCAGATTATGGAAGGAGAAAAAATTAAGTGGGCTTATGACGAAGACAACTATCACGCCCACAGTAATACTTTAGGTAGCTCTTGTATGCGCTATGAAAGATGTCAACCATACTTCGAGATGTATACCAGAGACCCTTCTAAAGTTAAGATAGGAGTACTCATGAGGGCCAATAAAGTAGCAGCTAGAGCTATTCTGTGGAATCTAGGTAATCAGTGGGCTTATGATAGAATCTATTCTACTAAGACCGAAACTGAAAACTTACTTAAAACTGCCTTAGAATCCGCTAACTACAAGAGAATCTGGCAAACATCCGAACGTTATTCTGTTAAGATAGATTTAACTGGAATTAATCAGTTTCCTTATGTAGATACTCTTTACTGTTATCATCCTGATGATCAAATCTTAAGTAACTATGGAGAAGGCCATCACTATACTCTTAGGTGTACTGGAGGTAGTTTCTATAACCACTCAGGTCTCCCTGATACTATAGCTTGTGTTGTTTGTGATGCAGAAATAGAATATGATGAATCTTACCACATAGACGCAGGTAGATATGTAGACGAAAGATGTTGTGGTGATTGTTCTATCTATTCAGAGGTAATGGATGCTAATTTTACAGATCGAGATAACTTCGTACAAGACTATAATAGTGACCCGGTGCTAAGAGATCGAGCTGTAGAATTGTTTAATGGAGATTATGCATATGAAAACGACGATTATTTGAGACAGTATGAAAATGATTTTGGTTACTTTATCCATAATGAGCATAATTATGAAGAGATTGATGGATGTTTCTATCATCCAGATGATGAGAACAAACCTGAAGCAGACACTTCAATAGAGGTTGTTACAGAAACTACACAGGATTTTACTTTTACAAGAGATACAGAGACTCCTTATATATTAACTAGTTCTTCTTCTGTCTCTAACTCTCTTTCTAGTTTTTCTTCATCTGGTTCTTCTATTGTCTATCACCCAAGTCAGTTTTCTGGGTACCTTAGCACCCCTATTACTCTCGGAGATATTGCAAGATCACTAGGAGAGTCAGCTCAGATTAATCAAATTACTGAAGTTAGTGAGAATACTCAACCTACAGAAAACACAGAGACTGCAGAAACTACTGAGAGTCCTGATCAATTTTTAATTTAAAAACAATGAAATACACAACAAGTAAACTAGAAACAATAGACCACACCATTAAGGGTGATTTCCCAGTAGACTTTGATCTACTATTTGATATTATGTATCAACAAAGTCCTACTTATCAACCAGAACTCGAAGCACTTAAGAAAGATTGGCTTATAGAGCTTATCTCTAAGATCGAAGGAGTTACTGTGTATGAAAAAGCAGGCAATATCTATTGCACAAAAGGAGCAGCAGAATTCTATCCTACTATTGTAGCCCACTATGATACAGCTCAAGACTATCATGTAGGTATGCAAATCTTCAAAACAAATGAGTGGATTTTTGGCTTTGACAATGCAAGAGGTGAACAGTGTGGCTTAGGTCTCGATGATGCTGTAGGCGTATGCTTTGCTATTCAAATGCTTAAGATGCTTCCAAACTGTAAAGTAGCATTGTTCTATGCGGAAGAAAGGGGTTGTATCGGTAGTGGAAACTGCGATATGAGCTTCTTTGATAACTCTTTAGTTGTTGCACAGCTAGATCGCAGATCCTATACAAATGACTTCATTAAGTTTACTAACGGTGTTCAGACTTTCAATCCTGAGTACTATGATTTACTAGACCCTTTGATGGATAAGTATGGCTACTCTCTTAACTCGGGTACGGCTACAGACGTGGGTAAACTTCGTCAGAGGGGACTAAAAGTGTCTTCATTTAACCAATCATGCGGCTACTTTAATGAACACGGAGACAGTGAGGTAGCAAGTGTTGCACTAATGATTAATGCTTTTAGCTTTACTTATGACTTACTAGTCATGATAGCTGAGAGAAACATTCCTCTTACCTTTCCTGTACCTGATCTTCGTTCTGAACTTCCCTATGGAGGTAGTAAGACTAAATCTAGTTCTACTTACTTGGGAACAGGTGCTAGACAGATCAA